CATGTAGGCGTTGAACCTTGACCAGACATCCGGGTTGGCGACGCGCCCGGCCTCCTGGAACTCTTTGAACAATTCCTGGTCCGCCGTGGGCGTGCCAGCGCGGGGGACGAGGCTTCCGGTCGGTTGGCCGGAAGTCCCGATCATCCCCATGTATTTCAGGAGGCTAGTGGCTGTCGTGTTTGCCATACGCTTTTAACTACCCAAAAGAACGGAAAGCCTCCCCGGCGAATCCGTTCTATCGAGCATGGCTGAAAAGACGCTGAAAGAACACATCGTGGCCTTCAGGATTCCGAAGGACCAAGCTGCCATCGTGACCAAGATGCTCGCGGACCAGCCGATTTGCGGCGTGAAGTCCGTGAACCAGTTTTTCCGCAAGATTGGGCGCGACTATCTGGCAGGCAAGATGGCCTACAAGAACCCCGAAGACGCTATCGAGGACACCGATATTTCGTCCTAAACCCGCTTCGCGCACAACGAGAGTGGGTTAAGCTCGAAACGCACGTCCATTTCAAAGGTGGATGTGCTCTCGTGGTCAGCGACCCGGCAGGGTATCCTCACGGTTATCTTGTCCGGGTCGATCTTTTCGACCAACGTCAGCTCTACGCGCATCGGTTCGGACTCCTCCTTGATCGCAGCCTCCAGGGCCTCACGGAAGCAGCCTGTGCGGCATTCCGCTTGAATCCAGGCCCACAGGGGAGGCTTCGGGGAAGCGTCGTCCTCGACGAAAGTTCCGGCGATGCGCCGGGCGACTTCAGAAGGCGTAGTCATACTCCTCGCCTGGAAAATCGCTGGGGCGCAGCTCCATCTCGACGCCAGTCCGGGCCTGCCCGTCCTTGACGAACTTGTAGAGCTTGGCTTCACGCGGCGCAGCAATCAGGCGCAGGAGTGGGGTGATGACTTCTTGGGGCAGACGCCGGAACGATAGCTGAAGCAGGACAGTTTCGCCGCCTTTTTCGTCGTTTTTCTCGTCGTCGCGGTCTTCCTGGCCCTCTTGGAACTGGCCGTCCTTGACCTGATCGTCCGTGTTGGCTTCGATCCCCGGCTTGAAAACGCTTACGTCCGCCAGGTTGGCGATCAGCGCGGGCTGAGACTGAAGGCGGAGCATGAGGCGATTGACGAATACGGCGATCTTCTTGTCGATCTTCGCGTCCGCCAATTTCTCGATCAGCAGTATGGCCAGTTCTCTGTCGGTCACGCCCTAACTACAGCCGTGCCGCGCATATTTCGGCGCGGCGGTTGAGTGAAGTAGCCGTTGAGAGCCTGATTGACTACGCCGCGCAACCACAGCCTGTTCAGGCGCGGACGAACCGGCAACCAGGAGGGAACCTCGGCGGTAACCTCACAGATCGTCCGACCGTTGACCTGTAGGCAATAGAGTCTCACTACAGTAACTCGCACACCTGGCAGAACCCGGTTGAAAAAGTTCACGAAACGCGCCCAAGGCCATTGGAAATCAATTTGTCATTGCTATAATCCGTTCTACCCGTCATGCGTGCCCTTGTTTACGCGGACCTCCAGGCCACAGACGGCCACGAACGATGCTTTGGTGACCCGACCAAAGCCCTGCAACTCTATCGCGTTGAAAGGTTTTTCGACGATCTGGAGCGCATCTACAAAGAGCTGGAATGTGACGCGCTGTGGGATTTGGGAGACACGACGGATGACCGGACGGCGGTGCCGGTGCCGGTGATCGACCTGCTGTGCGACCGGCTGGAGCGGTTCAACGGAAAGTGGAATCTGAAGCTCGTCGGCAACCACGAGCAGTTTCTCCGGGACACCACGGTTCACGCCGGGAAGATGTTCCGACGTTTTTTCCGGGTGGTCGATACCTGCGAAGCCATTCAGTGCGGAAATGTAAACATTATCTGCGTCAGTTTCCACGACGAAGTTGACGCCATCACCAAGTTTTTGCGCCTTCAGCGGACCAAACGCCCCGCGATCCTCCTGGGTCATTTCCAAGTCGCGGGATGCCACATGCCGTCCGGCATCACGCTGCTCGGAGTTCCACGCAGCGAGCTGGACTTTGTAAACATTGGTTTGCTTGGGCACATCCACAAGCCGCAGACCCTCGGCAACCTTCACTACGTCGGATCGCCGTTTCAGCAGAACTGGGGCGAATCCGGGGAGGGCAAGCGCGTGGCCGTGGTGGACATTCAGGGCACCGACATCAACGTCGAGTGGGTGACGCTCCAGGGCTTCCCAAACTATCGGCAGGTCACGTTCGAGGAGTTCACCCGTAGCGCCAAGGCCAATTCCGAAGACCGCTACAAGGTGGTTCTCAAGACCGTGGAGGAGACCGAAGCTTACTACGCCCACCCGCTGGCCAACCGCGCTGACGAGGCGATCTACGACTACGAACAGACCGTCAAGGCCGATGCGGGCGCGGCAGCGGAAGTCATCCCGCGCTCGAAGGAGGACATCCTGCGGCGCTACATACACCAGAATCCGCCGAAGGACTGGCAGATCGTCCTGGATGATGAGTCCATGCTGGCCTACGGCGAACAGGTTTCGACCGGCACATGAAACGGCTGTCCTGGCTCCTTCTGGTGCTGCTCACGGGCTGCGTGCCCCTGGGCCGCAATACCCATCTTGTCCTCGGCCTCGGCGTGTTCCGTGTCCAGCAGACCAACGAAGTCAAGGTGGTCAAGGTGGATGCTCTTGGAATCCACGCAGGCGATGGCCGGTTCAACCTGGGGCTGTCCAGCGTGATGACGGCCAACATCCCCACGAACAGCAACACGGTCCTCGAAATCAAGAAGTAGTTACCTCTGTATGAAAAAGTTGCCGATCCTACTGGCTGCCGTGGCCCTCGCGGTCACCGGCTGCAAGAACCTCAACTCGGTCATCACGACCACGCAGACGGGCCTGGGCGTGAGCGTGTCTGAGAATCCCTCAACTCAGCTCTACGAGCTGCGCTTCGGCTACTTCCGCAACGAGTTCGCCTTCGTGCCGGGCAACACGAACGACCCCTCCACCATCCCCGACGTGCTGATGGAGATTCGGATGGAAAACATCATCAAGGGCGGGCTGGTCTATCAACGCCTGGCCGTGGGCAAGAATGCCGTTGGCCAGCCGGGGGCTTCGCTCATGTTCGCCCGCGACGCGCAAGGCAACTTGAACAGCAACGTGGTTGACGCCGTGACCCGGAAGATCAACCAGATTCCGTCAGCCCCAGGAGTGAACCGATGAACACGCGAGTCTTCCGCATTGACCTGTCCACCACCCAGGACATCGCCGCCGCCATCATCGCTGCGTGCGACCTCCAGCTCACTGAAAGCTTCCGCCTGGCCTCCAGCTTCGTCTGGCAAACCAGTTTGGTGCTGATCTTCCAGAAAGTGTAAACAAAATATCTCCCGCCTAAGACAGTTAACTCTTAATTGGCTGAGAAAAGCGAAAACCTGCTCGTGTGGTTACGGGTGGTTAAAGCACCCAGGCAGAACCGGGGTGCGAAACGAAACAACAACACACATAACGTATGAATCAAGCATCGCTAGTTCCGTTTGGCACAGACGCAACCCGGCTCGCTGGCTACGCACAGACAGCCAATGAGCGCCTGGGCGCAATCGACTTCGTGTTCGAGAACACGGGTGACATCCCGGTTTACATCCGGGTCAAACAGTTCGTATCCGCCAACACGCTGCCCTCCGGGTATGCGGACGTGACTCCTCTTGGCATCGGCGCTTACGTCGGGCCTGAGATCAGCGTCGCCGCCCGTGGCGTCGTGACCCGCAGCTACAACCTGCTGAGCAAGCGCATCGGCTTCTTTGGTTCTGGCGTCGCCGCCACGATCAACGGCAAGCTGGTCAAGTCCACGACCGTCAACATCTCGGCTGTCCTCCGCAACAAGAGCGACATCCGTGGGGCGCAAATCGACATCAGCCAGGTCGGTCGCCAGGGTTGGGGCTACGACATGGCCTTCAACACCCCGAACCTCACCAAGAAGTGGGGTGCCCTCGACGCGACCACGGGCGCTCTGGACCCGAACGCGGCGAACTACAACGAGCCTCCTGCGTCGTAAGCCGCACAGGCAGTCATGCAATCCAGCCGGGCCGAGTGGCCCGGCTTTTTTGTTCTTCCTGGCGTGAAGAAGATCGGCTTCATTGCCAGTGAAACGGGCGCGGTCGTGAAATACGACCCCGCGATCCACGCTGTCAAAGAGGCCCCCAAGCCTGCGGGGCCTCTAACGCGGCATCAGCGGGCCACGCTCTACTTCAAGGCCATGCGCTTCGCCGATGCCCTGCTTCGGGAAGTCGGTTTTCACACCGTTGCCGATGTCGGCCACAGCGGTTTCGTGATCGAGATGGACAACTTCATCTTGGAAGCTGTGGTCAAAGAAGCGCCCCAGGTCGCCCACGTCACAAGCTACCCTGGCTACCAGTATGACCCGAAGAAGATCAACGCCAAGGTCGAGATGATGGTCCCCGTGGAAGGCCGTGACTACGTGATCCAGATGTCGGCCTCCTACCCGCGCACCGGCACGACCCTGCCGACATTTGTGGTGATCCGCCAGGACTCCCCGAACGTGCTCAAGGAGGCGTTCATGGGCATCCTCACGACTGCCCGCGATTTCATCAAGCGCGACCCGCACCTAATGGACAAAATTCAGGCCGCGATGGCTAAACGCGACCTGGAGCGCGACCTGGAGCGGCTACAGTCAGACGACGCGAAACGCGAGGCCAGGGCATGTCCCGGCCCAAGTGAAGGTCGTGCCGCCATAGGCGATGGTCGGCGGGCGAGCATCCGAAATCGGGGCGTGGACGACGATTCGATCCCCACCTGAAGCCACGTAGGCGGACGGGAATCGGTGGGTGTTGTGGTCGCTGTAGAATGGGATCACACGGAGGCTGTTGCGCTCGATTTCTGGCGGTCGGTTTGTCGGTGGAGGATTGCCGCGCTTGATGAGGCTCTGATAGTCGTTGACGAAAAACCCGTTCGGCAGCGTGCCGCTCTGCTCCACCCAAACATCCATGTCTCCGTTCTGTCCGGCGTCCTCACGGCCCGCATACAGCTTGAAGACCCACGGCCCCACAAGAGGCGTGTCCTGTGCATACCAGCGGCTTCTGACTGGCAGCGCCGGTGGGCTGTCCGTGATGCCGCGAGCGCGGATCACGACGTATTCGGTGCCCTGGCTGGTGACCGTCAGAATACTGTCGGGGTTGACTTCACTGCGGGCCACATCGGCGGGCAACGTCCCGTAGAAGGCATACTCGCTGCGGTCGGTCAGGCCGGTGAAGCCCACAGCGCGGATGGCGGAGTGATGGAAAATTTCAACGTCCATGTCCACGTTGGACAGACCACCGATGCCATACGGGAAGACCATCCGGTAGGTGTTGTTGCTGTAGGTGTAGGTGCCGTAAATCGAATAGTCCACGGCCTGCATCACCACCTGATCCGGGTTGTTCGGATTGATCTGCGAGGGGATGGCCTCCGTCGCCGGAACAAACCCGCCTGAGATGAACACGGGGTGCGGCGTGCCGCTGGCCAACGCAATGGCAAAAATCATGAACGGAGCGCCCACGATGACCGTCCAGCTCAGGCTGCTCCCTGTGGCGGTCAAATCAGGCGAGACCCGATAGTAGTTCACAGGAAAGACGTTGCTCGCCACAACGTAGTAGGTGTTTCCGGGGAGTGTGTTCCAGGTCACCCGAAACGCCTTGGCATTGTTTGCGATCCACCGAACGCCAAACGGCTCAGGCGGTGGGTTCGTGAGCGTGCCCGAATACGTGCCGTTGCCCGCGCTTGCTGTGAAGGAGTGCTGGACAGTGGATTGGGTGAACGTGCCGGTCGCGTAGAGCCTCGGACGCGGCACCCACGGCTGCCAGGACACCGTGACCTGCGTCGCCTTTTGGGCAAACATGCGATAGCTGATCTGGTCATTGGGCAGCACATCAATCTTGATGGTGCCTACTCCGACTCGCAGATCGAACGCGGTGGGGACTTTGTTCCGATAGCGAATGAGCTGCTTGGCCTGCCCCGCCGCCGAAACAGTGAAATCCAGCGTGCCGGTTCCAACCACGTTCAGCACCAACTGCTCAGGACTCTTTTTGGTGATGGTTAAGGTTCTGCTGCCTGTCGTGAGGCCGCGCACGCCATCGTCGTAGGTCTCCAGGATGACCCCCATCTGCGGGATGCCTGAATCGAGATGATTCATGTAAACATCCACGTCTCGATTCGTCTCAAAATCCTGGTAGCGCACCACCATGCCGCCTGGCACTGAACCCGTGCAAAGCACGTCCTGGCAGTCATAGACAGGTTGCACGTCTGCCCGGCTGACCGCCATGTAACCGCTGGTGTAGGCGACCGTGCCCCAGTGATGGAAGCAGGTGCCCGCATAAGCCAGGAAGTCGGGCGGAACGGAGGTTCCCGGATATGGGACCACGAGTGGATCGCTGACTCCGTTGCAGGGTTCGTAGGCGTGGGCAATGCCGCACATGCTGCCGTTGCTGTAAGCAACGAACGGAGGGTAAGGAGGCAGTGTGCCGTTGGTGCCGATCCACGTCTCCAGGAGGCAAGGATTGCAGTAGCAGCGCGTCACCTGGTTGCCAGGGGCCACGAACGGAGCCGGGTTGTAGAGCGGCTGCGGGACGTGAAGCGTGGTCGTGCCATTGAACTCGCCATAGCAATACAGGCCGACCGGCACGCACTTTGGATCGTAGCAGGCCACAATGTCCGCGACCATCGAGTAGATCGTGCCGCCCGCGTCCACCGTGTAGGTGCCGCTGCCGGTGGTCGTTCCCATCAGCACTTGGACTGGCCCGGCGTTGTAGTAGCAAGCGCCGTCAAACCGAGCGTGCGCGGCTGTGGCGGTCGAATAGACGGTCCCCTGGAGCGGAACCGGATCAGGCCGCGTTTCTCCGAGCGGCCAGGACGATAGGCTGGCAGCCGTTTCGTCCAGCGTCACGATGCCAACGATGCCGTTGTCGATGAACTCATCATCGGCGATGTCCACGCTGGCTTCGCCGATCTTGNCGTAGCTGGCGAGGTCGGGGCTGAAAGCGTCAGCGGTGATCGGCACCGACACGGACTTCAAACTGTAGCCGCCTGCCGACAAGACCCCGATGGTGACGACCGTGCCTGCATTCACGTAGCCGTTGGCCAGGTAAACCGCAACCCGGCCTGTCAGGCGGCGGGGCCGCTGGATGATCGTCGGGTAGGCGGGCATCATGAAGGACATCGAGAAAGGCCGGGCCTGCTCGATGGCGTAGGTGCTGTTGGCATCCACTTCCAGTGCCCCCACCGTCTGTGGGTCGTAGGACGTGACCCAGTTCTGATCCGTGTAGAACATGCGGTGGGTCTCGTCCGTGTTGTCCGGCTTGCCGTCCAGGCTCAAAGGCAACGGCATGAACTCCGGCAGATCGGTCGTGTAGCGCACGAGAGTCGATGCCGGACTTCCGAGGCGCTGCTCGGTGGTATCGGCGTCTGTCAGCAGGTCAACGTCGCTGAACAGCACGGTGAACCGCCTGGCCCGCTGGCCTGCTCCACCCACGGACATGGACTTGTCGCACGGATGGAAGCGGTAGATTTGCTTGCCGTCGTAGAAGCAACGGATGCGGACCCGGAAATTGAACGCGGGCTGCGATCCAATCCCTGTCGCAAATGCCTCCGTGGAAAGCTGAAGCCGCAGGTCAGCCGGAGCTGGAATGAACTCGGTGTTGCCCCGGAACTCGTAAGGCAGGTCGATTGCGCCAGGCGGCTGTCCCTTGACGCTCCAGTTGCCGGTCGGCGTGCGGACCACGACCTGGCTCGGCGCGAGCGGATCACCTGGGTCAATCTCGACCTGGAAGTAAGTCGTGCCCGGCAGGAGGTAAATTTCCTCGGCCATCGCAGACATGGCCATCCCGATGCTGGAAGAAAAGCTCGCCTCTCCGATCTGCTCGCCCGTGTAAACGTAGCCCAGGAATTGCATCGTCTGGCCAGGCTGCGGCTTGAGCGTGCCCTGAACCTCGAAATCGCCGGAGATGACCACGGAGCTGTCGCCGGTGATCGTGTCGCCCTGGTAGTCCACCACCTGAGCGACGATGCGATAGACACCGTGGTCCGCGTTTTCGTAGCGGACGCGGTTGGTCGCGCCGGAAGCGAGCCAAATGCTGTTCCGGTAAAGGTTCCAGGACACCCGCTGGTAGCCAAGCCCTTGAGGATCGGCGAAGACGATGTTCGCCTCCAGGGTGTCGGTTTTCCGATAGCGCAGCTTGCTCCAGTCGATCCAGACCTCGACCGGGCCGACGCGGGTTGCAGAGACTTGAACCGTAAAGCCTTGAGTCTGGCTGCTGCCGTCGCCCTTGACGGCCCTGACGCTGATGTAGTGGGTGACCGGGGTGACCGGTCGGAACATGACTTTCGGACCCGTGCCGCGTGCTATTTCGACCACTGTCCAGACCGACCACTCGGTCTGCAACGGCACCTGTCCGTCCACCAGGATGTCCAGCTCTACGAAGACGTTGGCAGTCAGGATCGGCGGTAACGGGTCGCCATTTAGCGTCAGCGTTATCATCGACCTAACTACCCACAGCTCAATCGGGAGACAACGCTCCGTAGATGAACTGCTGCTCGACGAAAACCAGCTCCTTGTTCTCGATGCTCATGGGGTTCGCCGCGCCCTTGTCCGGGAAGACCTCCTGGCCTTTGAACAGCTCGTGCTTCACGTCCTTGCCCATCTGAAGGACACTGAAATGGACGTTTTCTTTCTTGGCCTCCTCGGCGTTGTCCGGCAGGACGATCAGACTGCTGGCCGCACGAACGCTCGGCTCCAGGAGCACGAAGCGGCCCGCGATCTGGAAGGCACTCAGCTCTATGGTATCGCTGGTCAAGTGGGCAACGATGTCCTCGACATTGAGGAAACAGTTCAGCACACCCTTGATGTCGAACGTGGTGCGAGCGGCAAGGTGCTGGGGAAGCTGGAACAGCACCATATCGCCGGGCCGGTAAACCTCGGCGGTTTTGGACTCGCCCTTGGGGCCGTAAGCGGTCAGATCACCGACCGCGACAACCTCGCCGATTTCGTAAAGCTTGGCTCGGTTCGGAGGGAGGAGGATGGCTCCCTTGAGCTTCACGGCCCGCTGCTTCACGACGACTCTGCCTGGCATGACTTTGAGTTGCATACGTGCCAGGTAGAACTTGGTTTAATTTGTTTACATTAGTGCTGAAGGCGTAAAAGACCGGTGTTCTCCCCACCGCCCGTGATTGGCTTGGAGGCCAGTCGGCGGGCCACGATGAGATCGCTCTGCGACGGCGGCTTGCGGTCGGCAATCGCCTGGAGCGCCGCATCCACGTCGTCGTTGGCGTCGTTTGTCTTGCGAACCGTCCCGTCCCGGTTTGTTCCGACCGGCATGGCCGCGACCGTAACCGGGATGCGCGGTTCCAGGATCATGGCCGATTCCGTGGCCAGGGCTGTGGAGTCGCTGTCGAACAGGAGGCAGAACTCCTGAACATGCCGGTAGCGTTGAAATTTCGCCGCCTGGGACCGGCTCAGGCGGTGGGTAAAAATGCAGACAGGAACGACCTCCGGGCCGTAGTCCAGCTCACGCAGCCTGCGCCGAAGCGAAAGGACGTTCAGGACCGACTCAACGACGATCACGAGCTTTACCTCCTTGTTGGCCAGGGCGTCCAAATTGTAAACCCAGTAGCTCGGCCCGTAAGGCACCACCTTTTTGCTGGGGAACTTCTTGGTGGTCTCGAAACCCTCGTCAGAATACGTCCGGCCCTGGTAGTAAACCAGGCGCGGTCCCTCATAGACCGGGAAGATGCAGAAAGGTTCCCACAGCCCTTCACGGGTGAACCCAGCCCCAGCTTCTTCCAGGTCTTCGATCCCCAGGTTCTTGCGCTCAGCCATATCCCGGCAAAATCGCCAGTAGCAACTCTTGCGGTTCTTGGACAGCAGCTCAAACCCTTGGGGCAACTCAACTGCCTGGACCGGGGTCAGCGCCTTTTTGACCACCGGCTGGAACAGTTCGGCCACACTCTTGAACTGCCCGGCGTGATCGTCGGTGAACTCCAGGCCCACCGTTCGGAACAGCGTCGTAACGTGGTGGGGCTGAGGCTCACGGCACCGCCAGCAGTGCGTGTGAAGGGTCTTGACGTTGATGTGCCGGTTTCCGGTTCTATCCTCACAGCCGGGCACTGGGCATACGATGCACAGCTCGTCTTCCGTCGAGCGGTCTTTCACGACCTGGAAGGCGGCGGCAATTTCGCGTTTGAGCCGATCCGGCGACATGGTGTAGTTAAGAACGGCAAAGCTATGGAACTGAATCAAATGATCGACGTGGCCCGCCAGTTCGAGCCGACCAAGCAGCAGGCGAGCATTGAGCAGGACGGAGCCGCCAAGGCGGCGTTCGCCCTGGGCATCATGCAGCGAATGCCCCAGGAGCCGCCCAAGCCCGAAGAACCGCCCAAAATCCCGAACTTGGGAGCAATGGCCATCCCGAACTGACCCATGAAACCCCAGGGTGTCTGCATCATCGCGGCAGGGGAACCCTGCTATGGTGTTTACGCTTACAACTTGGCCGTCAGCCTGAAGTTCCGTGACCCGGAAGCCCAAGTCGCGGTCTTCTACGAGCCGCGCACGCTCTGCGTGCTGGAACCCTGGGAGGTAAACGTCTTCGACGAGCTGATCGAGCTGAAGCCGGAGCACAATTTCTGGTATCAGGGCCTCATCAATCCGGTGGGCTGGAAGCTACGGGCTTACCAGTATTCGCCATTCGAGCGCACCATCCTCCTCGACTGCGACAGCCTTTGGTTCGGCAACCGCACGGTCACGTCCTTCTTTGAAAATGAAATGTCAGGTCTTGACTGGGCCTGCTTGAGCAAGGGCGAAGCGTTCAATGTGGATCACNAACCCAANGCAATGGTGATCGACCACGGCCCGGTGTGGCAGATGAAGCAGGAGTTCAAGCTGCCCTGGAACAGCACCCTCCATGTCTGTTACGGCCAGTGGCTCTACTTCGCCCGCAACGAACGCGCCGATGGCTTCTTCAAGAGCGCGGTGGACCTTTACGACCTCTGCCAGCAGGGCCTCGCCTTCCGTGGTTCCTGCTACCGTGGGCGGATGGTTTCAGACGAGCTGGTGCTGTCCGTCAACNCCGCCCTTCAGGGCTGCGCTCCGGGTCGAATCCCGTTCGTTCCCACCACCGATGGCGGCGATCACACGCTCACCGCCGAGCAAGTCGTCGTTAACATCGTCGGGGAAGACACCACCGAGAAAGCCGAAGTCGCGCTGCGAATCTACAAGTTCGCCTGCGACATGATGCTGGACGTGGGCTTCAAGTGGAAGCCCCGCGCCTGGGTCAAGAAGGTCGCCCCATACTAGCCGACGCCCGCGACCGCAACTCCTGGTAAGTGTCCCACAGCCGCTCAGGACACGGGGCATCCGTGTTATGGCAGAGTTTCGGCTCGATGAAGCTCCACTTGATCGAGTAGCCGAGCAGTTGCTCCAGAAACCCCTTGGCGCTGCCATCAATAATCCGTTCGTGCTCGATGTAGTAGAAGGTGCCGTCATCGTTGGCAAAAACATGGTGGTAAGAGTTCTCCCACATGCCCTCCAGAGCCGTCACGTCACCCGCGATGATCTGGTGGTCTGACCGAAGTCTCAGGGCGCTGGCCACGAAATCAGACGGGTTGCGAAACAAGACGATGCAGACGGTTGGATTCACCAGCATCGGTTTCCAGGCCCGATAGGTGTAAGCAAAGCGAGGGTCTTTCAGCGCATAAGGTGTGAACCATAACATTCGCCGGACGCGCACTGGATCATGGAAGCTCACCAGCGGCATCTTGTCGCGGGCCTCCGATGGGATTGGCGCGACGAACAGCCCCTTGTAGTCACAGACTTGAGCCAGCAGCTCATTGTTCCAGTGATTGATCCACCGGTCTTCCCAGTATCCCAGCGGCATCTGCGGGGAAGGCCCCATCGGGTGGAGGCCCGTATAAACGCCCGAATGAGCCAGCGCCCCTGCCAGCGCGGAAGTTCCGCAACGGCCTGAACCGAAAATCAGGCAATTCTTCATACCTTGTGAACTTTGACCGACCAGCCATCGCGCACAGCCCCGACCATCGCGTCACGAACAGTCTCCAAGTTGGGTTTGCCAGACGCCCAGTAGTGGCACATCCAGGCTTCCGGCCAAAAATCGGAGTTTTGGTTGGCGATCAACCATTCCGGGATCACGCCGATTTCTTGCCGAAAGTTCGGGAAAAAGTGCATCAAGCACTTGATCGCGTTCTGCTCCCAGGTGTCGTGGGTGTCGAACGGATCGACGGGATTGATGGACCCCAGGAACGGCAGCATCTCGAACAGCGCCTTCGACCACGCGCAATTCTTGACCAGGAACACGCCGAAGCAGATGCCGTATTTGTCGAGCGAGATCAGCAGAGGCTTGTCCCAGGAAAACGTGGCAACGATGTTCTCGATCTTGATGTCGTTACGCAGCAGCACCACATCAGCGTCCACCCACATGATCCAGTCGCAATCGTCCATCTGAGAGCGCACGGCCATGATTTTGTTCCAGGAGGCGTTGTGGCGGGCGTCGAAGATGGTCCGGTAGCAGACGAAATCATAACCGTGCTGCGCGGCATACCCCTGGATCAGTGGAGCCGCCACATCGCCCAGGATGGCGCGGCCCTCATCGTAAAGCATGACGATTTTGACTTTCATCAGTAGTAGAGCCACTTCGGGTAGCGTGAGTTCGGCTCGGACATTTTTCGGGCGACCATGACGAGGCATTCCTCGCGGATCACTTCGGGAAAGCTGGCCGACTTCAAGTGCTCCAGCAGGTGGACATCGGTGTCGGTGAAATCCATCGCATAGTTGCAGCCCTTGAGCGCCATCGGCTGGAACCCCGCTGCGGCCATCAGTTCGTTCAGCTCGTGGGGCGCGTATTCCCTGGCCAGCCGAGGTTCCCCGGAGATGATGTAGTTGGCAAAAAAGCCGGGGTGAAAACCGTTGAGCACCTTCCAGCACGCCTTGATAGAATTGGCGTTCGGCACCGTCAAGACCAGCGTGCCGTTGGTCTTCATCACTCGGTTGATCTCGAACATCGTCCACATCGGGTCGCGCTGCATGTGGGGCAGCACTTCGCAGCAGAGCACGGTGTCGAACAGGCTATCCTTGTAGGGGAAATTGTCCTTCTCGGCATCGAAGTAATCCATCTGACACTGGAACTCCTGGCCCTCGCGGGAAAAGATGCTCGCGGCCCGCTTGCCTTTGCCCAGGTAGCAGGCGTAAACGTGCTCGTAGCCCAGCGCCAGCTTGCAGATCGGAGCCATCTGGAGAAAGCTGCCCATGTCCAGCAGCACCTTGCCCGGCCCGCCTTCCGGGACGGCCTCCATCGTCCGCAGCAACCGCACGCGGTGCCCCCGGACATAGTTCTCCTGCTCCTCCGTGTTCGTCCAGCTCAGGAACATTGGCAAGTCAACAGTCATAGCTTTTGCAAATCGTTCACGATCTCATCATCAAAGAACGCCATTCGGCACCGGCAATCGTTTTCACCGAAAGTCACCATCCAGCCGCCCGCTGCCCGGACAGCGCCGCAGGGGAAGATGACGCTGTGTTGCGAAGGCCGGTCGTGCTGGAACTTCTCCTCCTCGCCCGCCAGGAGCGGTTGCTTCGACATCCAGACTGGACGGAACGGCGGCTTTGGCTCGAAGGCGTAAACGCCGATGAAGTATTGGCGGATGGGGCCATAGGACTCCTCGCGGATGTTCACGCTGCTGTGAAAGAAGGACCACAGCAGCCCCTCGTGCTCAACCGGGCACGAACCGCCGCGCAACTCGCCATACTTCCACTCGTAGTCGAACCGCATCTCGTGGACGAACTTGGTCGTGTGGTCGGCCAGGTTGATCTCGATAACCTTGTGGGGCGCGATGCCGTAGCTGGCATAAAGCTGTTCGCCGGACTGAAAGAAGGTCCAGTTCTTTTCGGGGCGGGTGTGAAACCAGGGACGCTCCAGATAGAAGCTATCCGCCGTGCTCAAATCGTCGTTCAACCGGGCGAGGGCTACTTCGTGCGCGTCGGTGTAGGTCAGCCACAGGTCGTTTTTGTAAACGAAAAATCGCGGGTCTTCCACGCAGTAGTTGCCGAACTTGGAGTGAAGATCGAGGACCACGGTGCTTTCCAGGACCGGGTTCCACTCCCGATCCAGCTCACTGATGGCGACCATCGAAAGCCGAAACCAGGGCACGCACTCAACCCGGTAGGCCAGCAGCCTGCGATTGTTCCTGAGCGCCAGGGTCGGGTTGAACCAGGCTTCGACCCGGCCCTTCCGCCCAAAGGTCCACTGAATGACGTTGCGCTTCATCGGCGCGGGCATTGGGATCGCCTGGAGCATCCGGCTGGAGTCGAACAGATGGGTCGTGGCCATGTCCACGCTGCGGCGCAGCCCGTTGATCGTCGCTGGAACGCTGTTCAGCTCCACGACGGGATGAAACTCCTTGGGCTTTTCGATCACGTTGATCTCCGGCGCGGGGTCGCCCAGGGATCGCGCCCGACCCTTTTTCCGCCTCGGATTCGGCGGCAGATGCTTCAGCTCAGGAACGTAAACAAACTTGTCCCGGCCATAGATCGCGTTGGGCCGCTTGAACAGGCAGTTGGCCAGTTGCGGGTAAGTCTCCTGGACGGTGTTCACCTTCAGCCCTTCGGCGATGGCGTAAGGGCAGCTTTGGTTGCCGATGAACAGATGGCAGCCCGCGATGATCCTGGCCAGCTCCATCAAATTCTTCGTGGGCACGTAGGGCACCGGCCCGAAATCCGACGTGAACGACGTGTGCTCCTCCGGTGTGCCGACGAAGACCATCTCCCGGCGAAACCTCTGGACCAGCTCGCCCCAGGGGAACTGAGGATTCCGCCAGCGGTAGCTCCGATGGACCACCACGCCGCGCTTGAACACGATGGGGTCAATGTCCAGCCAGGGCATCCGGTCGTTGAAGAAGGTCTCGGCGCTGAGGCAGCAGGCGTCGAGCGACTGAGTGACCAGATTCTTGTCCGGCGCGGCGAAGTTGCGGAACAGATTGAGGTCAAAGTTTACAATCGGCATCTTGTCCACGTAGAAGGCCGACCGGACGTAAGTCTGCGACAGCAGAAGCGGCCCGATATTCTTGACGACCTTGGGCGTCATACTCTCGCGCAGGTCGGGCTTCGGATTGAGCCTGATCTCCGGCCCCAGGTAGTAGGTGCCGAACCCCAGCACCTTCATGGCAGGCATCGAATACACGATGTCTCCCAGGTTGCCGGAATGGTAGAGCCGCCAGCCTTTGGGATCATGATTGCCGGGTAATTTCTCGACCAGGCCAACACCGCCGACCTCCCGCTTCTTCATCAACGGCGAGTCGAGCGCCTGAAAAGAACGCCGGAAAAACGACCGGCTCTCCGTTGGCTCCTGAAGGTCATGGCGCAACTCTACGGTCAGCCAGGGTGCGGTCAGGCGGGCATGGATGCCCAGCACTTCCTGGTGATACCAGAAGCCTGGCCTCCACACGACGCACACCTGGCCCCTGGCGGCGCGGACTGCTGCCTGGAGCGGGCTTTCACCGTTGGACGGTCGAACCTGGCGTCCGGCGTCGATGTCCTTGTCGAGAAGGTTTACAAAAATCAGCTCCCGATGCGGCCAGGTCTGGCGATGAAAACTCTCGTGGATGGAACGGATTGACCCCACGGTCTTTTCATCCACCACGGCTATCGTTGATACCAAAACGGCGGCTTCGTTCATACACGGCGAACCTGCAACCCGGCCAAGTAGCCGAGCACTTCGATCCTGATGATAGAACCAGGAACGATGTCCAGGCCGCTGAACAGAACGTAGTTGTCGTTCAGAACCCAGGAGGTTGCGCCGGTGGGCGTCGTGGAGGCGGTTTGAACCGGGCCACTGTCCACCTGGACGTAGTAGTCGGTCCCGTTCCCGCTGAAAGTCTGGTCGCTGTAGAGGTAAAGCTCGTAGGTGCCGGGCGGCAGGCCGTGGAGCCGGAAGGTGCTCTGGTAAGGCACGCCGCCCATGTCGTAGCCGCCGATCCAGGTCGCCAGCATCCCGTTCCAGGTCGGGGTGTAGCCGCTGTTGTTGACCAGCGGCGCGATCCGCTCCAACCAGATCGGCGTGTCAACTTGTGCGGAGTCCTTCAGGTAAACATAGGGCACCGAGGAATACGTGAAGCAGACCTCCGGCGTGCCGCCGTAGCTGTAGGAGCAGTAGCAGACCCGGTAATCCTGGGTGAACGCAACCGGGGTGTAAATGTTCCAGTAGTCGCCCGTAGCCCCGACCACCGCTGGCCCCCAGTAGCGGCTCAGGGTGACGCTGTTCTCCGTGTCGAAGTTGTCGCCCAGCAGAACGGTGCTGGTCGTCAAGTCTTCCAGCTCGATGCTGTCGAGAAGCGAGCCGAATGCCTGGCCTGGGTCTGTTTCCAAGGCGATCTTTCGGAAGGAAATCTTGCCGCTCGAACCATCGCCGACGAAGATGGCGCTGTAGTCGGTGAACGGCTGCATGTAATCAGTGATCGTGATGTTCGCGTTCACCAGCGTTCCGGCCCGGTAGTTCAGCACTTCAGAAGCACGGGCGAGGCGCTGATTCCCCGCCGCCCGCCAGCGCAGCTCATACTGATGGCCCGCCGTGAAAGTGAACGTCGCTTTGCTCTGCAACCGGCCATACCAGCTCATCGAGCCGCCCGCGTTACCGCTACCCGACATGTCCACGTAGAGGCCGTTGCCTGGGAGGAAGTCGTAGAAACCGTTGCCGATCAGATCGACACTGCCGTTGTCCACCACATCCCAGTAGGTGAAATTCGAGTAGCCGAGCTGGCCGCGCCCTTCGGTTGAGGTTCCGTCCGTCCCGTTGAAGTCGATGTTCGCCAGAACCGGGGGCTTGTAGCCTANAATGTTTACAAAATAGTGGATGCCGTTGACGATGACCTGCCTGATGGTCGATGTGAAAATTCGGGGGATGCGGTCAGCCGCTTCGCGGATGAAGCCGGTGCGCCCCACGGCGAAGTTGCCGTCCTGAAGATGAAAGTGGCGGCTGATCGAAGCCGGGTCGTAAGGAGTGCCCAGCCACTTCACTTGGAAAAATAGCTCATCGGTCACCAGCCATCCGATCACGTCTCCGCGCCGCACCGGCTGGTTGGTTTGAACCGCGCAACCGACCAAGCCGTGGACCACGGTCCACACTTCGTTGCCGTGGTTGATCGTGATTTCGTAGCTGGGTTGAACTCCGAGCAGGCTGCCCGGCGCGTATTTCCAGGTCGGAAACACCAGCCGAATCTGGCTGACGTATCCATCCCCGGAAGCCAGGCACGGCTCTCCCGCCTCGAAGCGATAGACGCAGCCCAGGTTGATCTGGCCCTCAACCGAAAAGCTCTCCAGCAGAAACAGTTTCTTCTTGCTCGGCGGACGAAGCTTCTGGAGCGTCCATCGCGCTGGCAGCTTCAGTGGTGAAATGTCGGGGATCATGTGTCGCTCTGGTTACGCATTCGCGGTCTCCTGCTGCTGGATGTCGTCGGCATAAAGTGTGGCAGTCAGCTTGACCACCTGAGCGGCGTCATAGTTGAGATCGCTCAACTTGAAGGAAGCCAACCAGCAGTTGATGAGCTTGAACTTCATCGACCAGGCCAAGTCGTTGACGATGGTGTTGCCGGATGCTTCCAGGGTGCTCGCCAGGTCCAGGCCGCTTGTGCTGGTCAGGCCATACACTTCGGCAGCCGCGCCGAGCGTCAGTTGAACGGCGTTCTTCAGCTCGATGACCTGGGGGCTGACGCCGCGCATCAAGTTCAACTGAACGTCTGCTTTGTAGTCGATCCGGTAATTGTCATCGAGGGTGATGGCATACTCGCCGGACATGCCCCCTCGCCCGGCTCGAACAATGGCTCGCCAAACGTCGAGCAACTGGTAAATGTCCGAGCGGTAGGGGTCAACCGCGTAGGACTTGCCCGCTTTCCAGCAGTCCAGGATGAAAGAAAATGTGATCGCCTCCAGCGGCTCGTCCCAAGAAGGAGTCTGATACGGCCTGGAATCCCGGCGAATCGCCTCTGACCGAACTTTGAGGTCCGGCAGGGTCACGCTTTGCAGGTGATACGTGGCCAATTTGGGTGGAATGAAGGGCTGGGCGACGCCCTTGCTCATCGCATCACCCTGGAAGATGCTCGCGTTCAATAGCTGGAGCACGGTGCTGAAGTCCACGATCCACAGATCAGATCGCTGGGCTTCGGCCCCGTAGCTCCGGCCCCACAGATTGGCCTGGTTGTCGATGACACGCGCCATTGCAGTAACTACAGTGGTATGAGTTTGCTCGGAACCTACGCCGGAGTTGTCGAAGACAACAAAGACCCGGAAAAGCTTGGCCGGTTAAAGGTCAGAGTTCCCCATGTTTACGGGGCTGTCGGCGGCACTTTCGGCGCAATCACCACTGAAAACCTGCCTTGGGCAATGCCTTCGGGCCTCCCGAACGGTTTGTCCCAGCAGAGCGGCGGCTGTGATTGGCTCCCGGAAACGGGGGACCAGGTGCTTGTGCGCTTCCTGGATGGCGAACCCGAAAAGCCCGTTTACGAGTGGTTCATGCAGACCCAGGCGGCAGCGAAGACTTTCAAGCTCCACACCTACAAGGACGCGGCGGACGGCGTGGGCAAGCCCAAGCGCGGGGCCTGGGTCCGCTACGGCCACACGGTCGAATGGAACTCGGACGGACTGATCCTGACGACCAGCAAGGGCTACCGCATCCTCCTGACCGACGCCAGCGCCAAAGGCAACGACGGCGACATCTACATCTCGACGCAGGCCGGGCAGTTCATGGACATGGACGACTCGACCCGGACGGTCTCGCTGAACGTCACCGACGACTACCAGATCAACGTCGGGCAGCAGATGATCGCCATTTGCGACTCGATCAGCCTGAACACGATGACGAACGAGATCGAGATGATCTCCGGCAGCTACCTGTCATTCGACACCGTGGACAACGTGGAGGGAACCGTGGGGGCGGACTGGACGATGGATGTGGCCGGAAACACGGAGTTCCGGCTGACAGGCGACTGGATCACGACCGCCCTGGCCAACGTCCAGTTCACCGTCACCGGCGACTGGATCAACACGGTCACCGGTAACTGGACGACCACGGTGACGGGGACGGCGGCGCTCACCAGCACCGGCAACATGACCTTGACCGGCACGGCGCTGATGACCTTCGAGTTCGCCCAGCTTTTCCTGGGCACCGGCTCCACCGAAGCGTTTGTGCTCGGAAATCAACTCCTCGCCTACCTGGCTCAGCTCGTGGCCATCCTCCAGACCCACACCCACACCGATCCGCAGGGAGGAAGCGTAGCCCCTATGAGCGCGGCGCTGCCGATCCCAACGCCAGCTCTGGTCAGCCAGGTCATCAGGGGCAGATAGAAATTGTAAACAAAGATTTCCAGTTCTGTAGGGTGTATGGCATTTCAATCAAAGCTGAAAACCCTGCAACCGCGCAGGCTCCAGTTTCAGAGGAAGATCAAGCTTCTGTCTGGAGGTTACGTCAAGCCGGACTCGTTCCCCAATGGTGAGATCACGGTCTTCCCCTGGGACGCGAACGTGGACGACTGGCTGGCCGAGCGCGTCCGCAAGGGCGACCGGAACACCGTGCTGTTCGATCTGTGCGCCCAGGTGTGCGACCTCAACGGGTGCCCCCTGGACAGCTTCGTGATCGGCGACCTGAACACCGTCCTGCTGGTCGCCCGCGCCATCCGCTACAGCAGCGTGGTTGAGTATGAGTGCGCGTGCCCGAACTGCGGCAGAACCACCACGGAGACAATCACCGTGCCGGATGAGCTTGGCCGCGTCGGCGAGAAGACCGCCGACTACCCCGGCTTCGATACCATCGTCCTGCCCGAATGCCAGGATGAAGTCCAAATCCGCCCGCTTCAGATCAAGGACGAGAAGTTGATCCTGGAGCGCGATTCGATGTCCAAGCAGCTCATGACGGATCGCGTCATGCACATCCTGATGCCGATTGTGGCCATTAACGGCGGCAAGCCCGACGCCTGGGAGGAGGCTGTCCGCTGGTATCAAGCCTTGCCGCCCGGCGACGCGCAATTCCTGGAGGACCAGCAGAACGAGCTGTATCCTCACCTGGACACCGACATCCCCCACAAATGCGACGACTGCCGCCGCCAGTTCAAGCACAAGCTTGAGTTCACGTCGGACTTTTTTCGTTCAAGCCTCAAGCCGGGCCACAGAAATGCGCTGGAAACAGATGTTCGATCTGGCGTGGAACGGCAAGGGGCTATTCATCAACCTGCGGGAAGTCCCGGATCAACTCCTGGACCAGATGGTGGAGTGGGCGAACGCGAAAATCGAAGAAGAAAATGAGCAGGTCAAGAGCTTGCGATGAACGACTTGCTCATAGATGGCAACTCCCTGTTTGCCCGGTGTTGGTTTGCGGTCAAGGAAGACCCTGAGCGAACCAGAACTGTCTTCGCCCAATCGGTCTTGCAGCTTCTTGACCAAGCAGAAGGCCGAATCGGGCTGCCCATCAGCCGGACCTTGTTCGGCTGGGACGGCAAGGCCAAGACCGACAAAAACCGCGAGCCGAAGCCCAAGGCTTACGTGGATGCCCGCCGTTGCGTCCAGGAAGACCTCCTGACGCTCTTTGGCACCATCCACGGCTTCCACCCCGACTACGAGGCTGACGACATCGTGGCCACGGCTGCGTTCAATTCAAAGGCCAAGCAGGTCTTCGTCGTCAGCGGCGACAAGGATTTGATGCAACTCCAGGGCGGCAACGTGGCCTACTACTGCTTGAACACCAAGTCGGTGCTGCCCGCCAGAACGATCTGCCACAAGTTTGGCGTCAAGCAGTCCAGCCAGGTCGCCATTGCCCTGGCCATCATTGGCGACCGTGGCGACGGCGTGGCAGGCATCCCACGCTGGGGTCCGAAAAAGGTCGCCAGCTTGTTCGAGGCCGTGACCGAGGCGATGAACTTCGAGTCAGCTCTGGAGACGATCCTGGCGCAGATTCCTGACGACTTGAAACCGTTCTTTCTCGACTCCCTCGACAAGACATTGTTGCACAGTGATGTGCCGGGCTTGCCGGAACCTGCTGAGCTGACCTTTTGCACGCCCGGTGAGTTGCGCGGGTTGGGGATCGAAAAGCTTTCGCAGAGCTACGAGCGCGTAGCCATGCAATACGAGGAAGACGGAGGTCAGGCAGCCCTTGAGGCAATGCTCAAAGGTTCAGAATCGGAATAGACCCACCGGAATCGCGGTTGAAGTAGCGCGTCACCGAGAACTCCAGGAAAGCGCCGCCAGAGGCGTTGCCGATCATCTGGACCTTCGGATTCGATGACTCCACTTCGATGAGCTTGGTCTCGTTCGGCTGGAGCGTGTTGTAGAAGTCCGAGCCGCTGGTGCCCATGTCCACCCAGGTTGATCCGTTCCATTCCTGGAACCGGTAGTTCATCGTGTTGACGCCGCTGTTCTTGAGCACGATGGCGGCATCGACGGGCGACGGTTGGATGATGACGAACAGCGCGGCCAGCGTTTCGCCTACGACTTGAGAATCAGTGACATGGACTACCATAAATCAGAAGCGTATCCGCCAGGTTAAGGTTGGAGCGAAGTCGGAGGTTTTGTTGATCCCGACGCTGCGGACTTTCCGCGCCAGGAGCGTGTTGTTACCGGAGAACAGGCCAAACTCCGTGAGGAGGTAGCCGTTGGCGTCGCCGACCGCCACAGTGAACCCGACCCGCATTACGAACGCCGTCAGGAAATCGACGCTGGTGATCGCGCCAGTCGTTGCGCCAAAGGCCGACGCAAGCGCCACAGGGGCCTCCAGAGCCACGTCTGTCACCTTGGCGGCAGTCAGACCCGTCCCGACGCCAAACTTCTGGCAGGTGTAGTTCTCGATGGGAGCGCGGAAGCCGAAAGCGTAGGCGAGGAGCTGGCGTCCTTGATCGAGGAACAAGTTCTTGCCGAGGCACACTTCGTCGGCCCCGACATCCCATCCGGCAGGCACCCGCTCCGGGGTCAGCCAGCCGTAATCACAAGCTTTGCGGAGCGGCAATTTCTTGCCGTCCGCCAGCGTGATTCCAGTAACGGTGATGAGTCCTTCTGCTCGCATCAATCGACGCCTGGTGCTTCCAAGAGCTGGTCGGCCATCTCCTGGATCGCAGCGTCGGGGTCCGCAGCCGTGTCCAGCCGTTCCATTGCTGGCTGATGCGGATTGATCGCGGCTTTGGGAGGCACGCAGCCCTTGGGTGGGGTTCTGAGTTGCTGACGGAAATTCATCCGGTCACCGCCAAGGCGGCGCTTGAAGGGCAGACGGCCCATCATGCCCGCTTCGTTCATGGACTTCTCAGGCTTGTCGCCGTCCTTGGGCTTGCCAACGCCAGGTGACTTGTCACCGCCCTTGTCACCCTCTTGCTTCTTCTTGCCGAACGATCCCTTGTTCTTGCAAAAGCCGCACTGACAGCCCGGCTTGTGACCGCCTTCGATCAAGGCGTTGATGTCGATGTCGCCGTCCCCGTCAATGAGCTGGCGCACCGCTTCCTTCATGGCCTTCTTGATCGGCTCACCCTCGTCCTCGCTCTTGCCCTGGCCGGTGGTCGTGTAGTCCTTGCCGGAGGTCGGAGCGTGGGACGGCGCGGGGGCCACAGGAGCCGGAATCGAGCCGGAAGGCTGCTTGTAAGCCTTCTTGACGGTCTCACCCTCGTCCTCGCTCTTGCCCTGGCCCTTGGTGGTCGCGTCCTTGCCGCTGGTAGGGGCGTGGGACGGTGCNGGNGCGACAGGAGCCGGAATCGAGTCCTCGGACACCTGGCGGCGTCCATACTTGGCGTCATCAAGACGAGAGATAAATTCGTGAGCTTTCATGGGATGGGAACGATCATTGAGTCGATGTTGACGGGGTAGTAGCGGTCGATCTGGAGCGTCAGTTGGCAGTCCACCTTGCCACTCGTGGTCATATCGGCGTCCGAGAACTTGAAGCCCTTCGGCAAGCAGCCTTCCAGGCGGTAGATCAGACCGGCCTTCATCGTGTTCTGGCTGCTTTCAGGCTGGCCACGGATGTCCGCGTTCTGCGCGATCTGATTGGGCACGATCCACTGGAAGTAACCTTCCGTTTTGACCATGCTGGTCAGGCCCACGCCGCCCGTGAGCGGATTACGGACGAGCCACATCCACTTCTCCAGGGCTGCGGCGGTGTTCTGGCCGAAGGCGTAGCGGATCGGAACTTCGATGGCCGGGGTTGGAGTGTCCCCGCCGATCTGGAAGTTCGTCTGCTGCATGTATTTGACGCCGATGACCTCGATGCTGCGCTCCGGGAAGGGGAACTTCTCGACGGCAAACTCGACGTGCTCAACCCAGTCCAGCCGCAGGACGGCGGGCAAGTTGATCGTGAACTTGAACAGGTCTTGGCGCTGCAAGTCCAGGCGGCTGTCTTGCGAGCCAAACGTGTTGCGGAATAGCATCCTAGCCATAAATCGTTATGCGGTTACGTTGGTGAGGTCTGCACCCGACTCGCGCACAATCGCGTTGATGTAGATGCGCTCCACGGCATCCGTTGGGATGATGTAGAGGNCCACGATCACTTCGCGGCGGTTCCGCGTATCCGCGTTGTTGTTCGATTCGTCGCAGACGAGGTTGTAGGCTTCAATGCCCCGGAGGTTCCTGACGCCATCCAAGAACTGAGTCATGGCCAGCCGGAGCTGCGTAAGCAGCGACAAGTCGTTCGGGTCGAACACGAACTTGCGCCCGATCTGGCCCAAGCCCTGGACCACGTATTCGACCAGGACCAGGTTGTGAATCGCGGTGAGCTTGCTCTCGCGGCGCTGGAGAGTCCGCTCGCCGTAGAGCATGATGGTGCCGCGCTGCTTGAGGATCGGGTTGACGGAGTTGCCGGAGCCATACATGGCCTCCTTGGCAGCATCCGAAACCCGGTCGAACATGACCGAAGTCGCTTCGTTGATGACGCCCCGATTCTCACCGGCAGCCGCATACCAGGGCTGGTCGTGGAGCCAGGTGTAGGCCATCGCCCGCAGAGCGCCGATGGTCGGCGGCACGAGCTTGGTCTCCTGGGTGATCGGGTCTTGCATCGTGAACCAGTTCCAAAAGCAGGCCAGGTAGGCGGTGTCGAGCTTGCCCCGGCTGCTGAACTTGCCCTGGCCGTTGTGCCAGTCGATGGCGTCCCAAACATTGAGCGGAAGGCCGTTGTATTCCTTCGGCACGTCGATGAGTCCGATGGACTTGGTGACGTAGGCCGTGTCGCGCATCTGCGTGTGGACCGGCAGCATCGAGGCGTCGGGCGAGGTAACGCCCGGAGCGCACAGGGTCGTGATATACACGTTGTCCGTGTCCTCGAAAGCCTTGAGGCCGGTCATCGTGTCGTCCACCGGGTTGAGCTGGCCGACGTAATCCTGAGCCTGGGCTGCTTCGCCGTTGAAACCATCGCCGAACGCGCCGCCCGGCAGAGGCACCGCATACTTCGCGGTGTTGGTCGGGGCCTGCGGAACAGGGTTGGTCGCGCTGAGGTTCCAGGGATCGACCGTGTTCGCCGGAACATTGGTTCCGAGCATCTTGATCGTGATGTAATTCGAGGGCGAGTTGTCGTTGATCGTGTCCTCGAACGGCAGCGCCCCCGTGGGGGTCGTGAAACTGCCCAGGTTGTCGTAAACCTCGACCAACGCCGCATCCCAGTAGATGTTGAGCTTCTTGGTGCCGGGCTGTGTGCCGGGGCTGACTTTGACCTGCAAACCTGTGACCGGGTTCGAGCTTTGAGTGTTGGCCCAGGTTCCCTCGGTGAGCGCGTAGATCAGCGCCACATTGGCCTTGGCGACCACTTTCTCCACGCTCGCTGCCGTGTAGGTGTCCTGGAGGGGAAGCGCCTGGTAGCCGCGTTCCGTATCGTCGGTGGACTGGACCTCGATGGTCGCCGTCGTGCCGACGATGGGGTTGACCTTGGACACATAGACTTCCAAGGTCGGGAAGCGGCCCGCCTGGGTGATCCGCAGCAGGTTGCCAACAACGAGGTCGTTGGGGTTCGACGTGACCGTGAAATAGTAGTTGCCTTTGACGCCGGAGACCGTGCCCAGCGTGGAGACCGCTGAGTAGGTGTAGCCTTCGAGGATGCCCTGAGCCTTGCTCGACGCATTCTCGTAGTAGCTGTATTTCAGGTCGCCGTTGATGAACGTGTCCGGCAGCGTGGCCGGAGCAACCAGCGTAACCGTGGTGCCAGCGACGCTGAGCACCTTGGCGTTGATGAGGCTCTTTTTGCCATCCTCAGTGACCTGGACCCAGTAGTTGCCGGTCGGGCTGGGGGTCTGCGTCGGATCGACCAACGGAGCCGCCTGGGTGTCGAAGGTGCTGGCACCGGCGTTGCCGCTGACTGCGTAGCTGACGCTACCCGGAGGCAGGGTCTTGTAGTTCAGCCCCACCCGCACGACCACAGCGCCGTCCGTGTAGGGACAGACGATGCCCACGGCGGTCCCCAAAAAGTAGTCGCCGTCGATGGGCTGGCCGAAAATGCGGATGAAGTCCTGAATGGTGCGGACCTGCGTCGGCGTGTTGAATGGGCCTTTGCTGGCGACACCAATCAAACCGGGGCGGAATCGAGCAGTGTTCGTGTCCACGAACGACTGGTCGATGATCTGCGTATAGACTCCCGGAAAGTTCTTTCGCTTAATCGTTGCCATACACGTTCATCTTTCTCTCTATCTACGCGCTCTCATCGGCGGTCTTTTCTGGTCGAATTTGTAAACAATTATGCCAAATCCCGACTCCAGGACGCCCTGAATGTCAGCGTCAAGGTGTGCGAGTTGTCCTTCGTCTGCGGATTGTCGAAGACGAACACGTAGGCCGTATTACCGGCTGAAAACCAAAGGTTCGGGTTGTGTGCGCCGAATCCCATGCTGCGAAAATCCGACCGGTTGGCCGTTCCGACGTTAAAAGTGCCTGTCGCGTCGATGAGAAAGCTGTTGGTCGTATAGGCTGCCCGGCTGTAGGAATCGCAGTAGCCTGCGTTGCTGGTCCGGCTGACTGCGCTTCCAAATGCGGCGGGGGCGGCGGAACTGGGCGAGAGGAAAATGCCCCAACCGCTACCGCCGAAATTTGACGGTTCGCAGCTCGAAAAACCGGTCGAAAGACCGCCTGTGGTCAGGTTAACCAGGTAAGCGGCTTGAATTTGCTCCACGCCGCTGGTGCCGGTCCACCCGGAGATTGCGGCGGATCGGCTGATCGGGGAACCAGGATTCAGGCTAACCCGAAGTTCGTAAACAACGCGCAACTGCTGCCCGACATCCACGAAAACCGCCGAGGGCAAAAGGA